CTCGATGCTGTTATATTATCTGAACCTTGTAATACTGCAACGGCCTCTTGAATATCTACTTTACCTTGTTTAGCAAGTCCACCTATTAAACCTAGTTCAGTAGCATCATATGATATGGTTGATACATTAGATATACCTGGTGGCATATATAATGATATTACATCTTCGGTTAAAGAGAATGTATTAAATATTCTATCAACACTTCCACCTGCTGCGTTTTTACCAAGTCTAAAAGGTTCTCTTAACGAAACACCTTTAACACTTCTTCCTGAAGCTGATAATATATCTTTTCTATTTGAACTTGTAGTATTAATACCTGTACCAGATGCTTTAATATTACCTTTACCATCGGTCTTTACATCAAATCCAACTTCTGCATCTCTTCTACTCTTAATAAAAAAAAGCATGTAGTGACCTTGTGATGGGTCATCTTCTACACCTTGTGGATAAGACATGATTTCAGTATTGAACTTACTACGGTCCATAAAACCAAAGTCAGAGGTATCTCTATCTGTAAATTTACTTTTGTTTGGTAAAGTTGCACTTGGTCCACTAGACCCTGCATCTTTAGAGTTTTTGATTCCAAGTAAACTAAATATTCCTGTAGCCATAAGACTATTTATGATGAAACACCGCAGTTATAAAGGAAGATATAGACCATCTAACCCAAAAAAATATATTGGTGACCCCACCAATATTATATACCGTAGTTTATGGGAAAGAAAAGTGATGGTATATCTAGACACGAATCCAAATATATTAGAGTGGAAGTCGGAAGAGTTTAGCATTGTTTACGATAATCCCATAACTGGTGGTATGTCTAGATACTTTCCAGACTTCTGGATTAAGTATCGAAACAGTAAGAACATTATAACACAAAAAGTCATCGAAGTCAAACCAAAAAAGTACACTAAACCACCACCTAAAAACCCTAAAAGAAAGACAAGGGTATGGAAGAATGATGTATTAGAGTATGTGAAGAATAGGGCCAAATGGACTGCTGCAGAAAAGTATTGTAAAAAGAAAGGTATTGAGTTTCAAATACTGACCGAGGATTTCTTATCTCCATATAAATAGTCACATGGCAAGTATATTTGATACAATAAGAAAATCTGCAGGTGACAAAGAGAAAAGTGTAAACTGGTACCGTTCTAAAGTTAGACAATTAGCTAGTAGAATATCATCAGCAAAACTTATGCGTCAAGGTAATGTTGTTGCAAGACCTAGACTATTTGATTTCTGTATGTTTTCGTATGACCCAAAGTTAAAAAGAAAATTACCGTATTACGATAGGTTTCCATTAGTGTTTATCATTGAGTTGTATGAAGATGGATTCTTAGGTATGAACTTTCATTACTTACCATATAACTTACGAGCAAGACTGCTTGAAGAATTAGACAATCGTAATTTTAGACGTAATTATTCACAGTTGAAAAGAATTAAGTTAATAAGACCAACAATCAAAAGATATCTGAGAGCTCACTATAGGTCTGGGTTTATGAGATTAGAAAAAGACGATTACATACCTGCAATATTTATGCCTGTTGCTAAATTTGAAAAAGCAAGTGAGAGTAAAGTATTTGCAGATAGTAGAAGGATGGTAAGCTAATGGCAATCTTTAGACAAGGTAAAAGAGTAGGTCCGTTTGATATTCGTATAGGATTACCAAGAGGTAGAGAATATGAAAATCTTAACAAACCAAAACCAGAAAGTTTAGATACTGCAATAAATCGTTTTAGAGCAGGTATTTCTAAAAACGGTGGATTAGCAAAACCATCTAAATTTTCTGTTAGATTTCAATTACCAGCAAGTTTAGAAAAGTTATCTTCATCTACAAGTAATTTACCTGATTTAAAACAAAGTGGTGACCAATCAGTATTTGAAGGTGGTCCACCAAGTGTTACACAATCAGGTTCAAGAGCAAGACAAAATTATACTGTTCAACAAGCAATGGGTCAAGACATTACAATGATGTGTCAAAAGATTACAATGCCTGAAAGAACATTTAACGCAAGTCCATTTAGAACTAGATACGGTCCTGTTACACAATATCCTACAGGTGTTCAGTATGGTTCTATAACTGCAACATTTTATGCAGATAAGTTTTTAAGACAAAGAAGTTACTTCGAATTATGGCAGAGTGCAATGTACGACCATGTTACAAATAACTTTAACTTTTATGATGAATATGTTACTCCATTAGATATATTTCAGTTGGGTGAATATGAAAGTAAAAACGATACAAGTCACATTACATACGGAGTTAGACTATTTGAAGCATATCCAGTAATTATTGGTGCAGTAAATTATGACTATGCCGCACTAGACCAAATACAAACTTTTGATGTTACATTTAACTTTAGACTATGGTTAAACTTTGCTGTTGATGTTGATGCATCAGGAAAAGTTGCAGGTTTAACTACTGGAGAGATATCAAGACAAGGTGGTTTCTTGGCTTCATTACCACCAACACTCAGAACTGTTGCAAGAGATGCGATAGGTTCTATAAAAAGAAGTATTCCAATTGGAAGAGTTACAGGTGGAAAACTATTCCCACCATTTATATAATAAGGAGATATAATGGCATTTAAAATAAACTATCCAACTTATGAGTTGAATCTACCGTCAACGGATGAGGTAGTAAAATATAGACCGTTTCTTGTGAAAGAAGAAAAATTACTTTTGATAGCACAACAATCTAAAGATACTAAAACTATCGTTGAAACTATGAAAAATGTAATTCAAAATTGTATTGTAAGTAAATTAGACATTAGTTCTTTACCTATGTTTGATATAGAATATTTGTTGTTACATATTCGTGCTCGTTCCGTAGGTGAAACTGCTGAACTAAATGTAATATGTCCAGACGATAATGAAACTTATGTTCCAATATCAGTTGATTTACTTAACATCAATGTAGAGATGCCTGAAGGGCACAGTAACAAAATTAAATTAACAGACACTGCAGAACTATACATGACATATCCTGCTTTTGATTTATATGATGACTTTCTTGGTAAATTAAAAGAAGATAAAGAGAAAACAGGTGTTGTAGATAATCTGTTTAAACTGTTTGGTAATTCTATCTATCAGATTGTAGATGGTGAAGATGTTTATGATGGTAAAGATTTGTCTGATAAAGAGAAGGTAGATTTTATAGAGAGTTTGACACAAAAACAATTTGCTGATGTGAGAAACTTTTTTAATACTATGCCTAGATTACAACACAAGGTTGAAGTCGAAAACCCAAAAACAAAGGTTAAATCTGAAGTAGTATTGGAGGGCGTTCAAAGTTTTTTTTAATAGCTCTTTCTCACATAAACATGGAGATGTATTACAAAACTAATTTTGGTTTGATGCAACATCACAAGTATAGTTTAGAAGAGATTGAAAATATGATGCCGTGGGAAAGAGAAGTTTATGTTACTTTGTTGACACAATATATTGAAGAAGAAAACGAAAGAAGGAAAAACAAATAATGGCTGAAGAAGAGGTTAAAAAAATTTATCACCCTGCAGATAGTAATGGTGATGGAGTAGTAAGTGCTGATGAGCACAAAATGTATTTAGAGTTCAAAAGAAAAGAACTTGAAGACCAAGATGCTATGCGTGATGCACAAAGAACTATGGCATGGTATTCATTGTATGGTATGTTGTTATATCCCGTGTGTGTTGTAGCAGCAAATCTTATAGGTTTAGAACAAGCCGCAAAAATATTAGGTGACATGGCAGGTGTATATTTCATTGCCGTTGCAGGTATTGTTGCAGCTTTCTTTGGGGCTCAAGCATATACAAAAAAGAAGTAGGTTAAAATGAAGATATCAGATAATACAAGTATCAGTATGCCGATGAGAAATTTATTGTCAATACTTGCGGCAGTTGCTATAGGTGTGTGGGCATACTTTGGGATTCAAGAAAGATTGAATACATTAGAAACAAGAGCAACATTGTTTGAAGCTGACTTAGTTAAAGCTGCAGACCAAACCCCGGTCGACCAAGAACAAATAATGCTTATAGAATTTCTATCAGCACAGGTGGAAAAAATACAAGAGGGTATGGAATCAATGAAATCAAATACTGTCAATATCAAAAGAGCTCAACAAGATATTGAAAAGATATTAATTGATTTAGAAAAGTTAAAGGATAAGGTGAGAGAAAATGGAAGTTATTAGTATTATTGTAATGTTTCTGTTTGGTAACATGAATGATACCGAAGATAGAATGACACAATATATCCCAATGTCATCTATATCAGAATGTTTGAAAGAAAAAAGAGAACTAACTAGGGATAAAGAATTTAAGAAAGATGCTTTTTGTGGAGAAGCTTTAGTACAAATTGAAGATGGTCAAGTTATTGCACTTCATAATGAAATGCCTGATGGTGCAAAAATGATTGACGGAGATGTTACAAAAGAACAGATGAAAGACTGGACAAAAAAAGCAAAAGAAAGATGGAATAAAGATTAATGGCTGATTTTAACGATATCCTGAAACAATTAAAAGCTAATCAAGAAACTGAACAGCAGAGTGCAGATGCACTTGAAAATTTAAAAGACCGTGTAACTAACGGTTTAAAAGGTGTTCAAGGTGTCGTTAGAATTAGATTAACAAGAGTTGCAGATGCTTTACAAGTAACAAATGATACTC